TTACACTTCCAGCGTCACCAGCTGTTGGCGATGAAGTTCATTTTATAGATTCAAGATTTAATTTTGATTCTGCTGCATTGACTGTAGGCAGAAACAGTTCTAAAATAGCAAACGCAAGTTCAGACTTAGTTGTTAATACAGAGGGTGCAGGTTTTGGATTAGTTTTTTCTGGTTCGAATGTAGGCTGGACTTATATGGAGAAATAATATGTCAAATTACGAAGCAACAAGATACGATTTTACTGGAGCAAATCTTACTGGTATCGAAGGTATACCGACTGCTACTATTGTAGAATGGTCTTCCTCTTCAGTTCCATCTGGTTTTTTAGAGTGTGATGGATCTGCGGTTTCAAGATCGACTTATTCTGCATTGTTTGCGATTGTTGGCACAACTTATGGCTCTGGTGATGGTGCATCAACTTTCAACTTACCAAATTTATCTGATAAAGTAGCTTTAGGTAAATCAAATAATAAAGCTCTAGCTTCAACGGGTGGGGCAGAAACTGTGCAATCAACTGGAAACGTTGGTGGATCAACTGGTAATACAACTCTATCTACTAGTCAAATCCCTTCACACAATCACCCAGCAGCAAATGCATCTGGAAGTTCTTCTGGAGACCCAGCTACACCTGGAGCTACACCATCAAGCACAGGATCAACTGGTGGCGGAGGATCACATAGTCACAACATGAGTGCAAACTTTACAGGTGATGCAACTTCAGTTTTACAACCTTATTTAGCAGTAATATATATTATTAAAACCTAGGAGTATGAATGAATAGTAAATGGACAGTAATATTTGACGATAAACAAATTATCAATCAATCAATTAAAAATGAAGATGGATGGCCACAAAGATATATAATTGATAATGACGATGCTTTTTGGAGTGATGCAAAATGGAATAACATTCATGCGATACAATTTATAGATGATGATAATGATCATAACGATTGTGTTGAGTATGTCCCTGGTACTTTAGGTAGAAACACAAGTTGGGCAGAGGCTAACCTTGGTTCTTTTAGAGATCAATTTATTGATAGATGGGATGCAGCTCACCTGGCAAGATTACAAAACGATTGGGATGAAGACGTAATCAAAACTTTTAATGAAGATGGATCGGTCGCAACCACAGAAAGTGAAGAGGATCAAATTGCTAGAAAAGGTGCTAGACCTACTTCTTACTCGACTCCGTAAAGTTAAAATAACCACTTAATATATATCTATCTTTACCTTCAGGACAAACCATACCCCTGTGAGTATGTGTAAAATAACTTGGCATTATTACTAACCTACCTATTTTAGATAATACTTTTGTCTTATTTAAAAATTCAGTTCCACAATTATGATTACTCAAATATATCATAAAATTGAGTATTCTATGAGGGCTTTCTAAGGAGTGCTCTGAGTGCCAATTATCAAAGTGATCACCAGGTTTCCAACATTTTAGCCTTAGTTCTGTGAGTGAAAAGGGTGAGACAAATTTTAATTCTGGATACAAAGATATATATTCATTTAATACTTTTTGAATTCTACCATTAAAAAAACTTAATTTATTATCTTTTAAAATATCATCATCGAGAATGACTGCCTGATAATTACCTCTTGTTGATTTATATGAGTTATTGTTTTTGTATATATTTATTAGGATAGTGCTTTCTTCTCTAGATAAAAATGAGTCTAAAACATATATAAAGTTTCTAATCATCTTAACATCATCCAAGATGTCAAAATATATTTTGCTCCTGATAAAGGAGGATTGCCTCTATGAACATATGGAAAACCTGATGGCCAAATAACTATTCTGCCTTTTTTTGGTTTTATTCTTTTAGAGAAATGTAAAAATTCTGTTTCTCCGCCCTCTTCAACATCATTTAAGTATATTGAAAAAACAAAAGCTCTAGCTTCATTATCGAAACCTTTACCATGTTCTATGTGCCAAACATGGTAGCCTTCAGTTGGTAAAGTTTTTTGTATTTTTAAAGTGGTAAATAAAAAATTATCCACATCATAACTTTCTTTAGCTCCAACATTTGTACAATAATTTTGAAATGCTAAATCATAATTTACCATCATCGTTTTAAGTTCTTGCCACCATATATGAATATTACCGCCATGAGAAAAATACTGTTCATCTTTCTTTTTTAATGAAGATGCACGCTCTGACATGTTTCTGTTTAAAGTCTGATTAAATTTGCTTTGATTTTCAAAAAAAGTAACAGCTTTATCACACTCCTCTTTAGTTATGTAATTATCATAAACTCCTATAAAATTATTTATATCAACTGTTTTTTCATTCATTATTATTCCTATAATTTTTAATTAAAATTTGTTTTATTTTTTTATCTCCATCTGCATAAGTTTTTCTATGAACTTTTGAAAAGTGATCATAAGCATGATGAGCAAACACTCCATCTTTCTCTACATAATGAAAAAAAACTTGTGCCATGCCATTTCCTTTATAAACTCCATGTCGTCCATGATTATGGACACAACCTGCGTATAATAAAGCCTCACCCTGATTTAGTTCAATTGTTGAATTTTCTATTATTAAAGGCCAATCATCTAATTTTTTTATACAGGCAGTTATAGATATTTCACAAGCAGGTCTGTCAGTATGTTTTTTTAAATCTCCACCAAATACATAGTAACGCCAGTAAGCATAAGTAGGTAATAATTTTTTATCGCATGCTTCTTCAACTGATTTTAATTTTGTTTCTAAAAATGATGTCATTAAAAAATCATCGTACCAACTAGGAGAAAAAGAATAATCGTCTATTGTATTATTACCTTCCTCGATTTTTTTATCACAATATTTTTGTAATAATGATAATTCATTATCGTTAAAAAAATTTTTTATTATTTTATAATTTAATGTAGCCATGCAACTATGCTGTATCTGTTACCTTTAGTTATTGGTGATATCCCATGTGGATATAAAAAATTACTTGGAAAAAATACTATCGATCCTTTCTGTAAACTTATTTTTTTCACTTCTTCACTCTTTTGATTTGTGAATATTAACTCACCACCTTCGTAATCGTTATTTAAATTAATTATGATACTGACGTGTCTATGTGTGATAGAGTTAGCATCTGTGTGAGTGCTGTACTTACCACCTGGTTTATATTTTAAAAGATCTATTTGATCTACTCTTTTTGTTTCAAGCATAGGAAATTTTATTTTATAGTAATGGTACAATCTTTCAATTTCTTTTCGTACGTAATTAAAGTAAAATGTATCAGTAGGTGTGGATGGTTTTAAGTTATATCCTAAAACATTTCTAACGTTTTTATCTACCTTGTTGCTAATCTCCATTTGGTTTTTAGCTTTATGTTTTATAAATGGTATCATTCTTTTGATGAAAGGTTCTCTAACTATACCATGTATATCTACGATGGCTTCTCTATAATCCATTATATTAAAACTTTTATTTCGTAAAAATTTATTATACATATTGTTATGATACAAAACATTAGATTTCAATAATGAATTTATATTATTCTGTGCCTGGCAAAATTTGGTGGATACATAATTTTCTAGATGTAGATATGTACAAAGGTATTCATGACGCTATTATTAAAGAACGTAAAGAAATAAATTTACATACTTCAAAAGGTGTTTGGGAAAATGGTTTAATAGAAAGATTGAACCCTCCGCTTAGAACAAGCGTAAGTAACTATCAACCTTTTGAAAAATTAAAATCTTTAGTCAAATTGAATCCATTTTTTGAATTTGAAGAGGTAACAAAAATGTCATGCAATATTCATTATATGAAAAAAAGTTCTGGTATAAATTGGCATAATGATGGTAGTTGGAAGTATGGTGCAACTTATTACATAAATAATAGGTGGAATGCAAACTGGGGTGGTGAATTTATGTATGCCGACTCTACAGCGTATGGTTGGCTGCCTTTAAAAGGTAATTCTTTAGTTATTATAAAATCACCTTTTCAACATAAAGTTAACCCTGTCCTAACTGATATTATGCCCAGAATTAGTGTACAAATCTTTATGAAGTGAAATAGATTTCAATAATCTATTATGGTATAATTACGAATGCCTTTAACAAGTGTACCTATACAACCAGGATTTAATAAACAAGTCACCGAAACGGGTGCTGAGGGACAATGGGTTGATGGAGATAATGTAAGATTTAGATATGGCTTACCAGAAAAAATAGGTGGTTGGTCACAACTTTCAACATCAACTTTAGCAGGTAATGCGAGACATCAGCATATGTGGACTGATTTAGATGGTAGAGTTTATGCTGCTATTGGAACTGATAAATGTTTATTAGTTTATTATTCAAACACATTCTATGATATTACACCTTTAGCATCGACAATATCAGGAGGCACCTTCACCTCAGTAAATGGATCGCCTACCGTTACAATTAACAAATCAGGAACTAATCTTGTTGCTGGTGATTATATAATTTTAGACTCAGTAACATTACCAGGTGGAGGGGCTACAGGTTTTTCAACATCTGATTTTGATGGTATTATTTTTGAAGTGCAGTCTGCAACATTTGCATCTGTAGTTATAACCATGCCATCTAATGAAACAGGCACTGGTATGACAGCCGCTGGAGCAGTGTCAATAAAACCTTATGTAGACTTTGGCCCAGCTTCACAAACTTTTGGTTACGGATTTGGTACAGGTCTTTATGGAGGTACAGTTTTAAATCCTGTGCAAACAACTTTAAACGGAGCCTTAAATGCAGATACAGCAGGTACGGGTGGATCAGGGACTAGTATAACATTAACCTCAGTTGCAAACTTACCGACATCAGGCGTTGTGTTGATTGATAATGAGTTAATTACGTATAGCGGTATATCAAGTAATGATTTAACTGGTATAACAAGAGGGGCTAACGGAACAGCGACACCGGGCACCTCAAACGGACAAGCTCATTCTAATGGTGCCACAGTCACTGATGCATCTAATTTTACTGGTTTTGGTTCATCTTCAGGCACATCCTCTGTAATTTTAGAACCTGCTAATTGGTCTTTAGATAATTTTGGACAACAGTTAATTGCAACTGCAAAAAACGGTAAAACATTTTCTTGGAATCCTATTAATGCGAATCCTGCTGCTTTGACAACGAGAGCTGCTGCATTATCTAACGCACCAACTGCATCAGTTGCCTCTATTGTTTCTGAGAGAGATAGACATTTAATAATATTAGGAACAGAAACAACAATTGGTACAACCTCTACTCAAGATAAACTTTTTATTAGATTTTCAGATCAGGAAGATGCAACTAATTACACACCAACATCAACAAATACAGCAGGTACTTTCAGATTAGATAGCGGCACTAGAATAGTAGGAGCTGCAAAAGCTAAAGATTATATTTTAATTTTAACAGATACCGCTGCTTATGTGATGCAATTTGTTGGACCTCCATTTACATTTTCGATTCGTCAAGTAGGGTCAAACTGTGGAGCGATAGGTCAACATTCTATACAATACGTTGATGGAGCAGTTTATTGGATGGGTCAAGCAGGGGGATTTTTTGTTTATGATGGAACAGTGAAATCATTACCATGTTTAGTAGAGGACTTTGTTTTTACCACAGGTGGAGATAATTTAGGTTTAAACTTTAGCAGTGGTGAAATCATATATGCGGGATATAATACTTTATACTCTGAAATAAATTGGTTTTATCCTAAATCTGGATCTACAAATATTGATAGAGTTGTAACTTACAATTATTCAGAACGTGTTTGGACTACAGGAACATTATCAAGAACAAGTTATTATGATGCAACTTTGTTTGATAACCCATATGCAACTGAATTTAACTCAACAGGAGTTCCTAGTTTTCCAGTAATTCAAGGTATTACAAATACTAGAGGGGCTACCACATATTATGCTCATGAGGAGGGCACTAATCAGGTCGCAGCAAACGGCACATCTACAGCGATAACTTCTTTTATAAAGTCAGGAGATTTTGATTTAGATGTTGAGGGTAATGGTCAATTTTTTATAAGTATGAGAAGGTTTGTTCCCGATTTTAAAGTATTGACTGGTGATACTAAAGTAGATACTAGAGCTAGAGCTAGATTTGCTAGTTTAAGAGTAGAAAATACTTCAGTGAATCAAAGTTGGAGATACGGAACTTTTAGAGCTGATACACAACCAGATGGTATGAGATAATGAGTAGACAAGAATATTCAGCAAAACAAACTCAAACAGGTAAATCACCTGGGATGGGCACTTCATCAAGAAGACCTAATTATAATCCTGGTGGAGGTTTACAGGATAGCAAAAAACCATCTGATAGCGGACGTAAACAACAAGCTGCTTTTTTAAGACAAAACCCACCTGCAACATTAAATGTTTTAAGAAGAGAAGGAGTGCCTTTAATTCCTATGGGAGTTCCAGGCGGGCAAGTGATGAACATTTTAAAACCTTTTAGAGATTTTACTTTAGGATTTAATATAGATTACTTTTCAGATTTAAAAAATAGAACACAAAATGATCCCACTAAAAATATAAATAATTATGAAAGATCAGCAGCTGGATATAAACAGTACATGGCAGACAGGCTATCAGGTAAGATTGATGCTGCTGGTAATTTACTCAGAGGTGGACAAGATAATGATGCAGGTATCATGCCATTATTAAACGATCCTAATTTACAAAACCCTAATATGAATATGATGAATCAAGGTAT